TAAGGTAGGAGAGGTTTATAGAGAAGGGGCGCAGAAAGACGGCGTCAACCAAGGGGTGGTCGATGCAGTGCAGGGGGTCTACGAAGTGGCCAAGCGTAGCGGTAAGGGGATCTTGGAATTGATAGGCCAGGTCATGGACGAGCGCGGGCTCGCCGGGCTTACAGGCCCGGAAGATTTTCTGGGACCGGCAGGCAAAGGGGGGGGATTGGTATCTGGGCTGCTGATGGCAAAGAAAAAATTCCCTTTGCCGGATCCTAAGCCTACGTCGCTTGCACAACAGATCTACACCCCCAAAGACCGTCGCGGGTTCCTGGGGCCTGTCCCGCCGGAATATCTCGAAGCTATCCCTGACAATCATCATCATTTGTTAATCCCCGACCCCAAGAACGCTGCGTCGAAGGCAACCGACATTAGGCAGGTATCGGCGACGTTTAATCCGAACATCGAGAAGGGAGGCGACAGGAGAACGCCGTGGGATTGGGCTGATGACCGGGGAGCTCGGGTGTTGGATATAGGCGGCGGCAGGGAAGACGACGCTATTAGGCATATGCAGGACAATTTTGGCGTTGAGCTCCAGGTCCAGGATGTTTACAACCGGGATCCGGCCCATAACGCCCGCGTATTAGCCGAATTCAGCTCTGAGCCGGCGGACTATGTTACGCTCAATAGTGTGCTCAACGTTATCCCGACGCCAGAGGCTCGCAGACGGGTGCTGCAATCGGCGTACGATCTGGTTGTGCCCGGCGGCGAATTGCGAATCAGCATACACCGCGGCAGCGGCGACAAAAAAGTGTCCGAGGGGGCATTAGACGCCCAAACGGGGCTCCGGGCGAAACAGAACAACCGCCCCGCAGGAGATTACCTGGAAGAGGTAGGTAATGTTTTCGGCCCGGCCAACGTAACTGTCCACGGTCAGTTTATTGTAGCTCGGCGGTCTCCCGACATTCTGAACACGCTTGGGAAGGGGATCGAAGTCGAGCCGCAAACCGGGAGGGTGATTCCGCAGGCGTTTCCGACGGCGGAAAAGGGCGGGGAATTAGTCGTCAATCCCGACGACCTCACGCCGAGTCCCGTAACCATCGACGCGATGTATGACGCATACGATCCCGCCTTGGCGGGCACGGTGAACCCAAAGACCGGTAAGCCGGTCACTGCCTTGGAAAAAGACGTTAAGCTCATGACGGATGAGCGCTGGATTACGGAAAAAGGGGAGAAGGTGCTTGATCCGCCTTATGTCAATCTGCCGGACAAGATGCGAGACGCCTCTGACCCTAAAGAAATAATCGAATTTATGAAGGAGCACGAGGCCGAAAACCTGGTGTATCTGTTCGAGAGGATGGATCCGGAGGACCGTGCTCGAGCGATGAAATGGTATGACGGCGCCAACAAAATTGCGAACCGGTTTGCTAAAAAATATAACGTAACGGTTGAACAGGCGGCAGGAGTAATAGCGGCGTTGTCGCCGCAGAAAGAATGGTTCTCCAACGTTGCGATGGCGGAACGCATCCTCGATATGTGGACACACGCCGGAGACCAACCGTTCGACGCTAAGATGATGCAAGTGGCGGCGAGTATCCCGGCGATACGCGGAAAGACACAGGGCAATTTTACCTGGGACGATGTTGTCAGGATTGAAGGCAAGACCCTGCACGAAATCGAAGATCCGGTGTTGCAGGCTATCTGGCTTCGGGTTTATAGCCAAGCTCACCACAATCCTCAGCACCGCATTGTCACTCCCGAGGGGGATCCGGGGGACTATGTATATAACATGCCGGAGATCGACAAAAAGACCGGGGAGATGATCGCTATGTCGAAGCCTGGCGCCCTCTCGTGGTCAGACGCAGGCTCCACGGCTTCTGCTGTCAGGGTTTTGCGCGACGGGTCTATGGGGTCTATTTCGCGGGCGATGGGCGGCGCACACAAAGTGCGGAGTTTCTACAACAACATTATTTTTCCGAACGATCCCGGCGGGGGCTTGTCGTTACCGCCGAGCGTAACCATGGATACTCATGCGATCGCTGCCAGTCTGATGCGACCGCTGGGCGCATCGCACCCGCACGTTAAGCACTCTATGGGCTCAGGGTCAAAAGCGGCAGCGACGGGACTACAGGGATTGTATCCACTACACGCCGACGCGTATAGGGAGGCGTCGAAACGAGTGGGATTGGAGTATCCTCGACAATTACAGAGCGTAACATGGGAGGCGGTCCGAGGACTGTTCTCCCCAGCGTACAAGCGCAACGTAGCGGCGGTAGGCGGCGTTGAAGACGCGTGGAAACAATTTCAAACCGGCGCGGCTGACGCGCCAACTACCCGGAGACGGATTTATGAATTCGCAGGCGGAATCGATCGACCCTCGTGGGCCGAGGGCCGATAGCCCGACCGGCAATCAGCAGACTATTTTGGGCGCGATCGGCGCTCAATCTGCTAACGCGATGCCGACCGAGGGCCAGGGGATTGCCTCGGCCGAAGATCACGGATCGGCGCCGATCGGCAGTCAGTCCGACGACCCGTTGTTGGATTATATGATCCGACACGGCAAAGAGATCTCGATACCTGGGTATCTGGACATGGCGTTTTTCGGCGGTGAGATCCCGCCCGACTTAGTATTGTCGGAGATCTTGCCCCCAGAGCTAATGACGCAATTGGAAGAAGTTATGAATTCACGAGAGGGACAGGGCGATGCCAGTATTCCATGATTACGAATGTAAGTGCGGCCACTTGATCGAGGATGAAATGTCTGTGAGCTATAAGGACATTAAGGACAGCGTAGAGTGCCCTCGTTGCGGAGACCAAGCGCAAAAACATCTTGGGGGATTCAACAACATGGTGCGTTGGAATTTTTCTTCCAGCGAACGCGGATACAACAAGGGCTTTCCGGATCCGCAGACCGGCGTTGAATACAGCAGCTACGGACACCGGCAGAAAGTTTTGCGCGACCAAGGGCTCGAGGATGTTGGGCGCCCGCAGAGCCGTGATCATATTATGGCAGATGCTGAAAGCGCCCGGAACGCACAAGCAGAGGCGCAGAGCGGCCACAGCGATGTTATTATCGCAGATTCAGAAGAGGAGATTACAAATCTGATCGATAAGGACCGGGTCGATTGGAAGGAAACTGGAAACTTAGACCGGGACATAGATGATGGACCAGGGTTTTAACCTGGTCCCGCTAAACAGGTAGGAGAGTATCATGACCGAAGCCGTCGCCGTCGATTCTGCGGCCAGCTCAGAGCAACCGGACAGTAACGACTCGGGTTCCGAATCCGTCAACGAAATGGGGATGGGGTTTGTCGAGCCTGATATTGGGACGTCCGATTCTGACTCGCAAAGTGCAGAGCACCCGACCGCCGCTGGTAACGGCACAGACGCAGGAAACAACACGGCAGCACAAACCACAACCACTACTTCCCCGGCAGCAGCGGGAGCAGATGGTTCCGGAGACGGATTGCGCCTCGCGGATTACACCCGCAAGATGCAGGCCGTTGCAGATGAGCGTCGAGCCGTTGAGGCAGATCGTGCAGCAGTGCTCGAAACGCAACAGCAGCTCAACCAGCATCTCGCGCAGTATAACCAATCGCAGCAGGTAGACCCCGTACAAGCGCTGGCAGCTCAGTTAGGGCCAGACGAGGCGCGGGGCCTGACCGTAGTGGACCAGCTTGTCCAAGAGCGGGCGCAAGAGATCGCTGATCGCCAAGTGGCGGCAGCGCTCGAACCGTATAAACCGTATTTGGACCAGCTATCAACTACGACAGCAGCGGTTGACCGAGTCACTCAGGCACAGACAGCTCAAGCTCGATCGGAGGCTAACGCCCAGATCGAAGCGGCCGAGGCGATATTCGGACGGGTAGACGATTGGGATCCACGGCACCGCGCCGTGGCCGCAGCGTTGACTCGCACGGAGAACGCCGATACGGGAGAAGCGTATACCGTAGCAGAAGCAATGGCGCTGGCTACTAAGCGAGCACTTAATGATCGCACAGACGCGATCGGGCAACAGCGAGCTTTGCGAAACACTGCAAAGCGAGCCTCTGCGGCACAGAGCGGTTCGCCTGGGATAGCGGAATCGGGCGGTAGTATTACGCGAGAGCAGGCGCTCGCCGAGATCGAAGCGACGCTGTAAGCGGGGGAGAAATTTGAAGGAAGATATCTAAAATGGCAGGACAGACGACCAGCGAGGTCTGGGATTCGAGGTGGTCGAGCACCCGGCGCACGGTCGATTCAAAACAAATCGACAACGTCTTTGAAGCCTATAACGCACTTGGGTTTCATCGGCGGCGCGGCATGCAGATCATGGACGGTGGCGGCAAAGAAATTTCCGTCATCATCGAGACCGGATCTTCAACCGCGGAGGCTTTTGACGGATACGATCCGCTTTCAAAAACTCCGGCAGATCCATTTCAGTCAGCCCATTACAACAGGCGATACTATGCAGTGCCTATTGTCCTGGACGACACGACCAACTGGCAGAACAGCGGCAAAGAACAAGTTTTCGATCTTCTGAAAGGTCTTGGCGACAACGCAATGAACTCGTTGCTGAAATCCATTAACGAAGATATTTGCGGTAATCAATCGGGAAAATCGATTATCGGTTACCAAGACATCATGGCTGATTCTGCCAATGAGGTATTAGGAGGTATAGATCCAGCTGATACCGCGAGCTGGGAAAGCCAGCGGTATACCGCGTCAAAGACGTTTACGACGGACACTGTAGATACCATTTTTGACGGGTTCGTTGCGTGGAACGCCATCATGGATCTGTGCAGGATTCAGGGCGGGAAAAACGATGCTATCGTCACTACATATTCGATCGCCTCTGCCTACCGCACCGCGCTGGCAAGCACCGGATATGGAGAGGTATCGCTCTCGAACGTAGAAGGGATCAAAGGCCCAGAGTTCCCGAGGTATATGGGCGCTGAGGTCATCGCTGACAATGATATAGCATCGTTGCACAGCTATCATATTGATACGAGCTCTGTCCAACTTCGAGTAATGAAACAAGCGAACTTCAAAAAGACGCCGTTTGTCTCATTGCAATCTAACGGACAGCTGGCGCAGCTGAGTTATTTAGTTGCCGGACTTCAGCTAATCACAAACAACAGGCGTCGCAACGGTGTTGCGACAGCTATAACCGGCGTCTAAGCCAAGAAGGAGATAACACATGGCTACTTGGAAGATGGTCGGGGAAACAACTTTTGATCAAGGAATTGCGGAGACGTCGGCCGCAATTGCTGACCCAGACGTTACTCCACTTCCTGTCCCATTGGGATCTCGCGTACAAGCGAGGGACATTGACAATCCGGGGTATGGAGACATGACGTTTGTGTATTGTAAAGGCGTTGCCAGTACGGCAGCGGGGAACTTGGTTCTGATCGACGGAGCTGGGTTCACTACGTCGCGACCTTCAGCGAATGCTGTAGGCAAGTGCGGAGTGGCGATGAGCGCCAATGTGGCCAACCAGTATGGTTGGTATTGCATTGACGGAACGGTCGCCATTACCAGCGGCGATGTGGCTGACGGGGCGCAGCTGTATCTGACTGCTACGGCCAGTAGCGTAGATGATACTGTGGTGGCTGGCGATGTGATTTATGGAGCGTATGCGGTAGCTGCTGATTCAGGCGGCACGACTTTATCCAGCATTTCACATCCGTTTGTCAACAATGTTAGCAACTAAGCAGTGACGGAGATGAGCGGCGGGGCGTATGCCTCGCTGCTCATATCTTTTTTCAGGGGAGAAAATATCTTGGCAACAAATGAGCAGTATGACGCAATGGCCCAGCCGATAGGCACACTGACCGGCGAGCCGGACCCGGACGCAGTTAAAAAAATTGAAGCCATCAACGAAGAACAATCGAAATTGAAACCATTAGTCGATATTGCTCCAGAGCTACAGGCCCCGGTTCCGACAGCACCGGCAGCGATCAACAAAGAAGCGCTGATAGCAGCACTTAAAGATCCGGACATTGTCCGTCAAGTAGTCCACACCGCATCACAGTCTCCTGACCTGCGGAAAATGCTTGACTTGGAATCAGCAGCAGTGCCGCCGAGCGGAGACTATACTCGAAATTATAGCGCGGAACCAGCGCTCCGCGTACACGGAGGGGTCGAAGTTGCGCACCAAAAAGGATTTGAACCTCTGCCGCCCAGTTACATTCCAAAGTTTGTCGCTGCGGATGGCGTTACTACATGCCCTGATCCGGAGAAAGCCCTCAAGGGGCCCGACGGCAGGCCGGTCAAGACGGAGCATTACAAACACTGGCTCGATTTGAAAAGCCAAGGAAAGAAAATGGATACCAACGTGCGCTACGGCATTATGGCCGACTCGTTCACCGTGGGTGATGAGGGCATGGTAAATTGACGATAGCGCGACGCGATGAAACTGTCCAAGGGCAGTCCAACGCGGCCAACTTTTTTGGACAGACCGCGTTGTTGGGAGCGGCGGACGTAGAGACGTTGGCCATCGGGTCAACGATTCGCGTTGCCAACCTGACATCGACTGAGCGCGACGCAGTGACGGCAGCTAACGGTATGATGATCTACAACACGACAACAAACAAAATGCAAGCATACGAAAACGGAAGCTGGGCGAATCTGATATGACACTGGGCGAAGCGATCACGATGGTGCTCAACCGTGTTGGGTTGGACACTACCAATGTTGATTTCAAAAACGAGGCGCGGAACTACATCAACCTGACAGCGGTGGAGGTTTCAAACCTGGTTGACTGGTGGTGGTTGGACCGCACCGCCACGTTCCGCACGACCGATACGCTAACGGTAACCAGTGACACAGGAGCGTTTGCGGCGGACGCAACCATAACGGGCCTGTCGTCTGGCAAGACCGCTAAGATCGACGGCTATAGCGACGTCAAAAACGAGATATACGTATACAGTCCGACCGGGTCGTTTACGGCTGATGAGACAGTGTCTATTTCGGGGGCGGGCTCTGCAACATTTAAAAGCTCCGCTGCAACACGAATCTATACGCCGATCGAGTCAGCGGTAGGAGCATGGCATTCATTTTACGATGAAACCAACGAACGCGCATTAGTAGTTGTTGGCCCAGACTCGTATGATCTCCTAACGGAGGACCAGACCGAGACCGGGACCGTCGAGACAGTATTGGTTGGCGGCGTCGATGTGCACACTGGATATCCGACGATAGAGTTATGGAGGGCCCCTGATACCACGGCGGAAGTTATCCGCGTCCGGTATCGCATAGCGCTAACGTCATGGGCTGCGGCCAATGACGGCAGTGAGTTTTTGACGTTGGGCCTCCCGCAAATACTCGAGGGCGCGTGTGTCTACGGCGCCTCTAAGTTATACTTGGCAGAAAAGGGTGACGACGCAGGGAGCGCGAGAGAAGCGATGGAACTCAATCGAGTCCTCGAGTTGGCGCTGCGGCAAAATCTACGTATGCAGGGCAATCGATCGTATCCATCAGTGTCGTCTGGCGCGACATCTCCGTTTGGGATCATCGTTGACAACACGTTGGTTACGGTATCGTAATGGCCATTGACGCTGAAACCGTGCAGTATGGACCATGGGGACAAGGGGTGCGGTATGACCTCCCCCCAGAAGACATTACGGCAAACGGGTTGCAAAAAATGCAGAACACGCGGTTAAATGCGGCGGCGGCAGTTGAGCGTCGCCACGGGACCGCGAAGTACGAAAGCACGGCGGCGATTTCTGGACCGCCGACGTTTACGAGCGTCGGCGAATTTCAAATTCCTGGCGGCGCCGCTAAAGTGTTTGCCACTGCGGGCACAAAATTCTATGAGTTTGATGATGGCTGGGTAGACCGGACATCGACCGTGACAATTACAGCTGGCGATGATAATACATTTGAGTGGGTCCGAGCATTTGACAAGTTGGTCTTAACCAACGGCGTCAACGGGCCAATCAAATGGACAGGCAGCGGCAACATATCCGCGCTTGACGTAGACAGTAGATTCACCACGGCTAAGCACGTTGGCTACTGGGATAACCGCGTATGGATGGGATACACTAACGCTAACAGTGACCGACTATGGTATAGCGACGCGGGCGACCCGGAGACATGGGGCAGCACCGCGTTCTACAATTTCGGCGCTCCTATTACTGCGCTGGTCCCGATGCAAAATGCATTGTCGGTCCATACCGAAGACGCGTTATACACATTGATACCAACGGGCAATAGTCAAATCCCGTATCAGGTCCAGCAACGTACCAGCTCAGATCCTCGTAACCCTCAGCGCGGCGGAACTATATCTGGACGAGCTGTAATCGTATTGCCAGGCAATGTCCAGGTGTTCCCGCTGGACGACGGCATATACATGTGGACAGGCGGAGACACGATTGAGCGCATCAGCTATGCGCTTGATGAGGGGTATTGGGATAATGTTGTAACGTCCCGGCTGTCACAATGTTTTGCGGTATACTGGGCGACTGAGGACGAGGTGTGGTTTTGGCTGACCTACGGCAGCGGCAAAACTAAGATGAATGACATAATGGTGCTGTCTACTAAACATCTATACCAAGACCCGTCAACGGGCACTACGCGTATGGCGTGGTATGGTCCGTATCGCAATGGCACCAATTTGGAGCGCAACTGTGCTGCTATTATTGACGGCAAGCCGCATGCGGGGAGTTATACGGGAGTGTTGTATGATCATGCCCCCGAGAATCTCTATACCGACGATGGATCTAAAAACGATTCGTATTTCATGACGGGGGCCGCGGCCCCTTACGGCGCAGATGTCGATTTGCGATGGCTCTATGCCAAAACTTATTTCGACGCGCTCGGCGAGTATACAATAACGATCGACCAAGAGTCACAAGGGGTCGGCGTCCATAGTGGCACGTTTAAAACGGTTTTAGGAGGCGCAGCATTGGACTCATTTACTCTCGGAACCTCTAAGCTGGGTACTACGCGGATGGTTTCAAAAGATCTTGAGCTGCGTGGCTATGATCCTCATAGCTCGCTGTTATTTACCAACAACAATAGTAATGAGCCGTATAGAGTACGGCGCACTCACCTGCAATACAAGGTGATCGGGCGACGGCGCAAACAAAAAGCAGGGATGATTTAATTATGATGATGATGCATGGACAAAGCGCTAAAAAGAAGAAAAAGCGCCCGACAGCTAAGGGGAACCCGTTCACCCAGGGCTCTACTGCGGCTAAGGGGAACCCGTTCACCCAGGGCTCTGCTGCGGCGCCCAAAAAAGCATCGCCGTTTGAGACGATGTCCAAGGCAGACGCGATCGGCGAGCGACTGGCGCCAGAAGCAGTGGCCCCGGCAGCAGCAATGGGAGCGGTGGTCCAGAATGCGGGGGCAGTCGATCCAGCGGCAGCAATGGGAACGGCAGCTCGGAACGTGGGGGCAGTCGATCCAGCGGCAGCGATGGCCCGTGGAGCAGCCACTCCTGCGGCAGCAATGGGAGCTCAGGCAGCGTCGTCGGGGAAGACTCAGGTTTCTTCGGGAAATCGAGACGGCGGTCCTGCGCCTCCGACTCCAGCGGCAGCAATGGGAGCTGCCGCTCGGAACGTGGGGGCGGTAGCTCCAGCGGCAGCTCAGGCGGCAGCAATGGGAGCAAGCGGAGGCCCGAAAACGTTAGCTACTGGAGCACAGCTGGACCCATCAGCGGTAATGGCAGCAGCGGGCGAAAAGCAGCAGGTGTCCACGGTTCAGCAGGATCGCTCTGATTATATCGACACCATGTTAGCGGGCGGCGGAACAGATACTGCTGATACTGGAGACGGCACGGTGACAGACTGGCCAGACGTCGATGACCGTGGCGGATCTAAAGTCGCGGGCCGCATGCACGAAGGGTTTCCGGTTTATGAAGATCCTAACGGCGGATTCTACACGCGCCGCCCTGGCAGCTCGCGGGTCCATTGGATTACTGACCCGGCCCAAGTGAGTGTTACGGGTCCAAAAAAAGATCCTCAAACTGCGATGGATGAACAGGAGCGCAAGAACCTCTTAAGGCAACAACAAGCAACGGTAGAGACTCAGACCGGGTCTACCGAGGCTATTGATCAGCGCGATCCAACGCAGGCTGCATTTTCAAACGCGGCATCTTCGGGGGATATTCCGCTGGCGGCAGAGACGATTACCGGTCCCCAAGCCATACAAGGGAGCGGTCTGAATACGGAAATCGACCAGCAGCTTAGTAGGGGCGCCGCCTTAGACTTGCAGAGCGACGACGCGCTGCGAGGGAATCAACAGAACGTCCTGCAATTGATGGGACAGCGGGCAGAGGAGGCGGGCCGAGCAGCAGTTGAAAACCTATCGCTCCCTGATGTCACGGCAGTCTCGGTGCCAGAGCGCACAGAGTCTGCGATGGAGCAGGCCATCGGCGAGAGACTGACCGATCGGTTAACGGGCGGCAGGTTTCTGGATCCCCAATCAGGATTGACAAACGAAGGCGAAGCGCAAGCGCTGCGGCGCTTACAGCAAGACTCTTACTTAGGGGAGTCGGAAGGCTTAGACGCTGCGGAGCGGGCAGCGATGCTCCGACTCGAGGAAGGCGGGCGGCGAACAGTGCCTATCGGGAGCGAGCTGTCAGGAGCGGCAGAAGAGGTTATCAGGAATAGATTGATGGGCGGGGAGAACCCGGCTATGGCAGCACAGCGGGCGCGGGTGGAAGAGCGCTATGGACGATCGATGGACGAGGGCCGTGAAATGCTCAACCGGTTGGGAGTATTACGGGGCGGCGATACGGCCGATGTCTTTAACGAGCTAACACGCGGTCGAGATCAGCAGATGCTCGACGTCGATGCATTAGGCTACGACATGCAGTCTCAAGCGATCGCCGACGCATTAGGATATCAAGGTCGTCGTGATCGCCTCGAATCTCTGAACCAAGAGCTCGAGCGCCAGGCTATCGGCGATGTGTCCGGGTTAGCATCGCAGCGCGACCAACGCGCCGGGATGGAGGGTCAGATGCGCCGTGAGGCTATTGGCGATGTGATGCCGTTCCAGCAGCGCCGCGATCAGATATCGATGGCCGAGCAGGATCTACAACGCCAAGCGATCGGCGACGCCATGACTCGTCAGGAGGGTATCGACGCCAGAGATTTCCGCGAGTCTGAGCTGACCGGGTCATTGCGTGGAGCAGCCACACTACCGGCGCGGTTAGCGCAAGCCGGGCTCCAGTTTGACGCGGCCGACCTCCAACAGAATGTTGCAGACCGGACGTTAGCGCGTCAGCTAACACAGACGGCGCCAACGCAGCGGGAGATGTTTGAGGAGAGTATCCGCCAAGCTCGCCAGGGCGAAGATTTCACTCGGGCTGAGCTAACAGGTAGTCTCGTCGGTCCCGGTGGGCCAACTAAAACGCTCCAGCGAGAATTTGGCGAGGCGGACCGATTAGGGAGACTGGGCACCGAAGACACGATGGCGCGAACACGGATGGAAGACGATCTCGAAACACAACGGGTAGCTCGAGGCGCCACTGAAGCGGGCCTGACCGGAAGATATGATGGTCGTCAAACTTTAGCGGGGCGTGGCCAGCAATTTGGCGAAGACGTCACCTCCTACGAGCAGGAGGCCAACCGGGTATCGCAGGAGTTAGAGATCGAAAAAAGCGACTTAGACCCCGAAGAAAAAGAAGCCCTGCTGCTTAGATTGGAAGAAATCTACGGTCCAAGAATGGGCAGCGCAGACGACTACTGGAGGGATCCGAATCGTCCTACTGATAGGTATTTCGGGAACCGAGGGGTCGATCGTAGAGGTGGAATCGATGCGAGGGATGACCTCATCCGAAAAATTATGGATCAGGATAGGGTTTCGGATGACTGGGAAGAATATGATGTGCAAGGGGGCATGGGATCGAATGTCCGCACCGGGCCAGATTCATCGCAGATCTCTGGCGATTATGGTGCAGCTACCGTCACCGGCGAAGATGAAACCCGAGAAGTCAAAGTCACGAATGAGGACATCCAAGCTGGAAACAGAGCAAAAAGAAGACGCGCCCAAGAAGAGGCGATGAATCGACGCCGAGCAGAGATGGGATTGCCGCCGCTTACCGGTCGGGCCGCATTAGAAGAGATTCTTAGAATCTGGCCCGGGGGATAGAGCGATGGAAATGGGGGCGTCCGGTCTACTATAGTACCTCAATAGGCGCGATGAAACTTCAGGAGCAAGAAATGCGATATAAAAAGTTGAGGCATATCTGATGGCAGCGATTAATCCTGCGACAATAGCGCTGGCCCTCAAAGGGGTTGGGCTGTTATCGTCTCTCGCCGGAAAACATTATGCCGGAAAAGACGCCAGAAAAACACAGCAAAAACAAAAAGAAGCGCAGCAGACGGCTAACCTCATCAACGCGTTCCGGAGCAACCGGTTTGCTCGGTCGGAGCCTACGCCCGTCGTCCACAAGACTGGCACGGCGACCAACATACTCAGCAAGTTGGGTCAAGCCGCCAACATAGGAGGCGACCTGGTGGGCATGTATCAAGGGCTTAAGGACGCGGAATCCCTGCGGCAGCATGGGGAAAAGATGCGGCCCCTGCAACTCGCAGAGGCGGAACGCAAAGATGCGTTAGCCCGAGGGGCAAGCAAGGCGTATCAATTGCCTATCGACGATACCGGACGCAGGCTCACGTCGGCGTCCGGAGGGTTAGACGTAAACCCCTGGCGCTATGCCGCCGAAAAGGCCGTCATGGATCCGACCGAACTCGAGGGATTTGAAAAAGGCAAGATGTCCCGACTGGCGGCGAAGGCCGCGCTCGATAAAATGCGGATGGAGGCCGCGGGCGGGCTTACGCCATACCAAAAGGTGCAGACAGCGATTACGGTGGGTGATCAGACGACTAAACGAAATGAGAAAGTCGCCGATGGAATTTTGAAAGACGCGGCGCTGGCAGGCACAACGGGCATCCCATTTGATCAGTGGATGCAGACCATTCCGGGAGAGTTCATGCTGTCGGACTACTCGACCAAAAATAATTTCCAGGACCGCGTAGCACTGGCATACAATGCCGGCAACAAAAAAGAAGCCGACGCTGTAAACAAGAGGTTTAGCGATCTTGTGTATGGCGAAACATTCAAAAAATTGAAGAGCGATGGGCTCATTAGGAAAGCGGGCGACCTGAAATTCGGCATCAACCTGCTGCATACGGGATACGAGCAATCGAATGGTGCTGGAGATGTCCAGATGACCAATGCGTTTGTCCGCCTGGCTGACCCTGGCGTTAGCGTAAGGCCAGCGGAAAGCGCGACCGTGGAAGAGGCGGCAGGCTATCTGGAGCGATTAGGACTGATTGCCAGCGGGGAGAAATGGTTAGAGGGCGACATGTTTACCGAAGCCGTCCGACTGAAATTGCTTAACGCCGGTAGGAGGAATTATTCTACAAATGCCAAGACCGTGAAAGACGCGCTTGAAAACGAACGTGCAGTAACGATGCATGCCTACGGGATGTTGTTCGGAGAAAAAGAAGGGAGTGTGAATTTCATCGACGAAACGTCAGCGCAAGCACTGGTGGACAAGTTTTTCGCCACGTATGAATTACCGGAGTTAGCGCCGGTAGAGTCGCTCAGGCCAACCGTCAGTAAGTATGGAGCGCTGGCCAAGGACGCGGCGACGGCGGCGGGAGACAGCTTAAGGGCGGCTCAGAAAATACTGGAAGACCAGCAGAGAGAGAAGCTCACGGGGAGTGTCCGCTAATATGGCCATTCCGCTGACAGATTTGCTCAACGCCGACGGGACCGTAAAGTCTACAGACGAGATCCTGCAACTTCCGGCTCTGCAAGGGCTAACCGCAGAACAACAGATAGCGTTGCTTGGCGATACCGAGACTCAAATAACAGCTCCCGATCCTGGGCGTCCGGACTTTTTCGACCGGGCCGCGACATCGTTTGCCAATACGCCAGAGGGCATTGTTAACATCCTAAGCGAGCGCGGATACGATGCCCAAGTCACACCCGACGGGGTCATGGTTACAACGGAACAGGGGACACGTCGGTTAGACCCAGAGGGATTTGACATTGGGGACATAGCAGATTGGGCCGGAGAGGTGCTGCCGGTAGGCGGGGGGATTCTCGGGGAGATTGGAGGCGGGGCATTGGGAGCAATGGTTTCAGGAGGAGCGGCCTCGTGGCCTCTTGCGCTGGCCGGATCTGCGGCGGGAGAAGCCGCGGGCGAAACCGCGCAACAGTATTTCGGGAGACTGTTAGGGTCTGGAGAGGACTACAGCGGCAAAGATATTTCCGAAGCAGCGCTCTGGGGAGCGGGCGGGAAAGTGGGAGGCGACCTTTTGCGGGCAGGGGTAAATAAACTCGCAGCCCCATTTAGGTCAGGAGTGGGCGGACGGTTGGATGAGACGGTTACTGATCCTGCCCGAGCATTGGACAAGGCGTATCCTGCTGATCTTGGGAAAAAGGGTCTTGAGGAAGCCCTGCCGTTATCAGCGCGGACTGATTCGCCGACGCTGCAAGCAGCCGAACAGAGGATGGGTGAGATACCAGGGCTTGAGACCTACATGGAGCGGCAGGTCCGGGAGCCGTGGGAGACGGCGACAAAAGCTACTTTCAAAAAGATAGGGGAGGGGGTAGGGCGGAAGGCCGCTGGCCGAGAAGCTACCGGGGAAGACATTTTAGCGGCCGCGACCAAAACCCTGGAGGCCCGCAAGCAGCAGGTAAACCAAGCGTACAAGAGAGCGGAAGAATTAATCGACCCTGACGCGCCGATGAACCCGGAAGAAACACTCCAGTCGCTCAACCATCTGCTCGAGCGGACCATGGTCGATTTAGATCTCGAGTTGCCATCGGCGACCGTTGAAAAGCTGCGAAAGATTCAGCGGGATCTATCTAAGCTGACGAGCTTTCGTGAATTCGACGGATACCGAAAGGTTATCGGCGATGCGCTCGATGAGAAGGCGTCGCGAGCATTTACACGACACGGAGCAGATGCCCAGCTATCGAATTTATACGGAGCCATCACGAGAGACCTGGACGCGCACCTGATCCACCAAGGAGAAAAGGCGGCGCAGTGGTCGCCCATAACATCAGCAGGCGGACGACTCGCCGATCCGCAAATAGCAATGGAGACGGCCGAGAAGGCCGCTAAGATTCCGCAGGCGGCTAAAAAAGCCAAGTCGATGGCCAAGGAGAGGTTCTTGATCGAAGACAAGGCCTCCGTGAACCGGCTGCTCACAGACCCAGACGCCATGGGCAATGTGATTCCCAAAATCATGGGAGGCACGTTCCAACCAGGCCAGATTCGGCGCCTTAAGCAGCGGCTCGGAGCCTCCATAGGGGAGTCAGGGCTGACCACAACATTTGAGGGCGGGCGCGTGTGGAGAGCGATTCAAGCGCAGGTTCTTACCGAGCTTCGCGAAAAAAGCATAAAGCGGGGCCGAGAAAAAGAGCAAGCGTTAAGCGGTGCGTCGATGCTGTCGGCGATCAAGCAAATGGGAGGGTTGCCTAAGTTGGAGGCCATCTTTGACAAAGATCTCGCTAACAACATTTTTTCTTTTGCTAACATGCTCAGGGATGCTGACGTTGCTGAGAGGTTTGCTAACAGATCGGGGACTGGACGAGCAAATATGTTCATGCAATTCATGGGAGATCTCCTAAGATCTCCGGCGACGCTCTTGGGCAAGGGGGTAGCGATGGCAGGTATGGCCAAGGCTACTGCGGCTCCGGCGGGGACCAGGACTCGGCAGTGGCTGACAGAGGGATTCGGCCAAGGGCCGACGTCGCAAAATATTCTTAAAACGTTAGGCAGTATAGGCGCCCGTGGAGGGATACATGCGTGGCCGAAAGGAGATACGCGGTAATGGCACTGAGCAGGGTAAAAACGTGGAACGCGGCTGAGACTCTAACGGCTGCTGACCTCAATGCAGAATTCAACAACATTTGTAATCATTTTGGATCGATCGACAATGATGATGTAGTATCGACAGCCTCGTATGTATTAGGCGAGTTGGTTATCGGGGCGGGTATAACGTCAGCAGACGGCGGGCAGCTACATGTCTACACTGCCAGCGCCGGTTCCGTCCAAGCTCACGCCGACGCCGATGAGGGGGTCTTTGAAAATAGCGGCAACTCAGGTATTACCATCCTATCGGGCGCAAGCAACACCGGAAACATTCATTTCGGCGACACCGACAACGACATCGGAAAAATAAGTTACAATCATTCTACAAATGGTTTTACGGTCACCGCTAATAACGCAACCGCAGCTGCTATCAGCAGCGCGGGAGTGCTGACGACTGGTGGTAATATTGTCAGCGATACCGATAGCACAGATGATCTCGGCACCACGTCGGTGCGATGGGCTAATGTGTATACGGACGCTATAGGCGATAGCGGGCAAGCACTTGGAGTTAAGGCGACAACTTTTTCCTTCGACGCTGCCAGCACCATTGACACGAGCGGCAACAACAACCTAACACTATCTGCCGGTACTGCTACACTCGGAGTTACTGCCGGTGATGTTACGATTTTTGACGACAACAACAATGCCGACACGTCACTGTCGATAGGGACCAGTGCAACAGAGGCGCTTAAGATCGAGGTCTTAAACGGGACCAGCACTAAAACTGCTGAGGAAATAAAAATCAGCACGGCTACTGCATCCGGCACGGCCAACCACGGCAAGATCTCGATCTATATCGACGGCACCGAAATCATGGACATCGATGACGGTGGCATTGACATGGCCGCGGGCATGAGTGTTGCCGTCGATGGGACAGACCTTACGTCTGGTTCAGGCATCAGCTGGGACGGCTCAACTGCCAACGGGGTAGCGACGTTTAAGGACAGTGATGAGGCCACGGTTGAGTCTAATCTCACGTTCGGCAGTGATATACTTACGGCTACCTCTACCTCTTCAAATCTTCCCAAAGTTGAGCTTAAAAACACTAATGCTGACGGAACGGCTGGCATCCTCCAGTTCACAAAAGATTCGGCCAGTGGCGCTGACAGTGATCTTATGGGCACCATTCAGTTTTACGGGACTGACGCCAGCAACAACACAGAAGAACCATTTGCCAAAATCGAGGGCATTATTGCTGAGGCCGATCACGGCTCTGAAACAGGCAAATTGGCTTTCTCCGTTGCCGAAAATGACGGGACTGTTACTACTGGATTAACGGTG